ACAGCCAGCGCAAGGTATTAGTGATGTTCAAAGAATAGGAGATAAGATTGTAATGAGAGGTATAAAAGTACGTTTACTTTTAGGACAAAAATTAGATAGAATGAATGTTACATTTAAAATACTAGTAGTTAGAGTTAATAGTGACCAAGTCCCTACTACTGTAAGTGATTTATTTGATAATCAAACAGGTAACATTATGCTAGATAGTGTTAACACTGATAGAGTTAAAGTAGTTTATCATAAAACAATTAAAAAAAATATCTCACCACAATTAGACGTAGTCGGCGGAGCAAAAGAATTAACACACTTCCATAAATTTTATATTAGAGCACAAAGAAATATATCTTATAGTGCTAATACTGGGAAAGATTTTAGTGGAGCAAAACATTACTTATATGTTTTTTCTTACGATGCATATGGGACTTTAGTACAAGATAATTTAGCATATGTTCAATTATATTCAAATTTATATTATAAAGACCCTTAGAGTACTAACTTACAGTACTAACTTACAGTACTAACTTACAGTACTAACTTACAGTACTAACTTATGTACTAACTTACTTATTTTTTTAAGATTTTCTTTACAAACAAAAACATCTAATATATGAAAAAGGAAGGCGCCGCCAGCCTGCAGAAAAATTTCTTTTTAATATTTAAGATAGAAGAACAAAAAAGGTAAAGAAACTATCTGTAAGAGCGCGACCTAGTATATGGTACAGGTTTTACTTTTCACTTGATTAAAAGTAAACTTGTACGCTATATTAGGTTGTTCGCCGAAGATACCTTTTAAATTTTCTATATTTTAAGACAAAATTAGAAAAAGGGCGGTAAAAAGGTAAAATTCTATATTATCTTGTTAGAATTATACCCCCTCTCGACTATTATGGTATGTCTTTTTAATAGAAACTAATTTTACTTATATTTACCTGGATTTACCGCCGGTAAAAACAGATGCTTTCCTTCTCAAAAATTATTTTCTTTTCTAAATATAGGTATGGGAACTATTGTCTGGGATAGCGATGAAATAAACCAAGTAGAATATGCGTCTCCTTATTTAAAGGATTACGCTAATATACAAAGAAATTTTAGAATATGGTGTGATGGAGAAGAACCTCCTCCTGAAGAATATGAAAAATATACAGATACTCTAATGATGTTATTGTTTAAGCATCAAGAATATGTTAAATTAAACAAATTTGACAATGCTTCTATGTCATTAACTCAATATATGTTTATCACTATATCCCCTCCAAATAATGTTCCTTTAGATGTTAGTCATAAGCAATTTAAAAAATTTGTTAGAAAAACTAATTTTACAGAATATTTATATGTAATCGAACAACGTGGTGAATGTTCACTTACTGTAGGTACAGGGATTCATTATCATACATTAGTAAAAACGTCTTATGACTGTTTTAGTCATTTAAAACGTGATACTCATAGTACATTTAAAAATATTATCAATATAGATAACAATCAAATAAATCAAATTATAAATTTTAAAGTATGTAAAGATATGACTGATGTTAAAAATCGTATAGAATATATGACAGGTGTAAAAAGACCAGAGAGTAAGCAAGAGAGGCAAAAATATGATAAACTTTTTCGTGAGAAAAATAATCTACAATCTTATTATGGTAAAATAAATTTACCTCAAGAATAAACAATTTTCTTTTTATTATGTAGTATGGTTAAATACACAAAGAAATCAACAAAGGCTAGAAAGACTTATAGAAAAAAATCAGCACCAAAATCAAATACTAAATTAGTAGCATTGATTAAAAAAACTGTTTTAAAGACAGCAGAGACAAAAAATGTTCCTAATGACGGTGGAAAAATAGAATTATATCACAATTCAGGTTCACCCGCTTCAGGACGAATATTACCTACACCTTATGCTCTGGATGGTCCAAATCAACAGCCAGCGCAAGGTATTAGTGATGTTCAAAGAATAGGAGATAAGATTGTAATGAGAGGTATAAAAGTACGTTTACTTTTAGGACAAAAATTAGATAGAATGAATGTTACATTTAAAATA